TACTTCACAAAGTGAAACGTCCCGGCGCAGCAATCGCAAGTCGCTTGAAACACGTCCCGCGCGACACGGGCCTTGATCGGCGGCAGGCATTCGCACTCGAAAAGCCGCAGCCGGGAACCGGAACCCGCGCCACGGGACTTGCCGCCTCGGGTGCCAAGGCCAGCGGTGCAAGGCTTCAGCTTAGGGCCAAGGCCCGGACCAAAGAGATTGCAAACCGGTTCGCCTTCGGATGGCTTGGCCATGGCGGCCAGCGCGAAGCGCAAGCCGCATTCGAAATTGGCCAGCTTGTAGGCGGTGCCAGCGGCCAGAACGCGCCTAAGGCCCAGCCGCGCACAAGCGGCTTTCCAGTCTGCGCCGTGGCCAGCGCCGTGGCCGGCCAGAACGTGCGCAAGCTCATGGATCGTGGTTCCAGCGACTTGAACCCAGCTTTCCTGACAACCGGCCCCGATCTCAACGAACGCGCCGCTTGGGGCTTCCGACTGGTCGCCGGCTTTCCAACGCCCGTAGTACGTGATGCCGCGAACGCCGGGCAGGCCCATACCGTAGGTTAGTTTCATGCCAGCGAAGACCTTGGCCTCCTCGGCAGGCAAGCGCGCGATGGCGGCTTGCGCCACGGCCATGATGAATGTTTCGTGGGTCTGGGTGATCGGCGCGGTCATGATATTTGAACTCCCCAAGTGTCAAGGTTGATGGCGTCAGAAAGGATTTCGAGCAACGCGGCTTCAACGGCAGGCTGGCCAGTGAACGGATTGGTTCCGCCCTCGGCTGCGATGGCAAGAAGCCGCGCTTTGTCGGCAGCTTCATAACCGCTGGTGCGCAGCGCTTTGTGATAGGCCGCTAGGAAGGCGTTTGGGTTCGAGATAGTGAAATGCAGCGTGATGGGGGTAAGGTCGGCCATGAGCTTAGGCCTCCGTGCGCAGATAAGCGACGATCTGGCGTAGTGTCGTGCGCGGTCCGATGCCCTTGCCAATCAAAGCGCCGTTTGTGTGCCAGCCGGTCCATTCCGGGTTTGCCTTGTTTGGCCGGTTGAGCGTGGCAACAGGCTTGTCGTTTTTGTAGACGGTAAAGGTCTTATCGTCAGACCGCACCTCAACCTCATAGCCATGGCGCGTGTGGAGCGTGGTCTCTAAGCCGGTTAGCGTAAACATGGTCGCGGGTTCCTTTCGTTGGATGACGCTTTTTATATAGAGCGTTTAAACGCCCGGGCCAAGGCTGGGCTGGATCACGAATTGTTTCAGTCCGGGCTGGGCTGGCCGGTTGCGTCGGGCTTGCCGGGAGGGATCGTTTGGGGGTGTGATATGCGCGTGATATCCACGTGATATATCAGAAGGGGATGCCTGACTTGAGGGCTATATCCCGCCCTATACAACGGTTTGCGACCCTCCAGCAATCCGCCCCGGCTAAAGCCGCAAGCCAAAAACCCAGCCCGGACAACAGCTTAGCGTTTAAACGCCCAGCCCGACGCTGACTGTCAACTGTCAACTGTTGACAATTCTGGGCCGGGGGGTCGGTCCAGCCTCGGCCTCGGGGGGCGCTTCCCCCTAGGCCCCCGATGGGACCCAGCGGCTTTGACACCCTCCCCCGGGAGAATACAAACCCAAGGGAATTGGCCACAACCCTAGGTGGCATGGGACGTATCGGGGGTAGAAATCGAGCCTTCGGCGCTCCGCGCCTCGGCTAAAGCAGCCAGCGGGAGGGCTCCCCGGGGCTCCCCGGGGACTAAGAATGCCAAAATGACATGGACAAACCCGGTAAGACTGACACGAATAAGAAGGACAAAATAACAATGCCATCTACCTCTCTATTGTCATCTTACTTTCTTAGTGGTATATCAAACACTTACCCTGTCATCTCATTGTTGTCATCTTATCGCTTAATGGCACTCTTACCCGAATGAGGTTGACAGAATGACACAATGCCACTATGTCACATAGACATGGCGAAACACCCTCCGGGGGCGTTCCGCTCCTGCCTCCAGCCCGAAAGGTTCCCCACTTGACATACAAAATCGAAAAAAACGGCACCTATACCGTCAACGGCGTGTCGATGCCGGCTCTGATCGTCGCCGATACGATCACACCGAGCGAGATCGACTGGCTTTGGTTCCCCTATATCCCCTACGGAGCCGCCAGCCTCCTGTTTGGCCCCGGCGGATCGGGCAAATCGCACATTGCGGTCGAGATCGCGGCCCGATTGTCCCAAGGCGACCCCCTGCCGGGCCAAGAAAACCGCTCCAAGCCCCAGAAAATCCTCATGCTCAGCGCCGAAGACGATTTCGACAAGGTTTTGGTCCCTCGGCTCATGCGCGCCGGGGCCAATCTGTCCAATATCGCCTTCCCGGAGGACCCGTTCATCCTCAATCCGCAAGGCGTCAAGGGCCTAGCCGCTTATATGAACAGTTTCGACGCCTCGATTGTGTTCATTGACCCCATTGTCCACTACATCGGCCCTAAAGTGGACATGAACAAAGCCAACGAGGTCCGTGGGGCCATCGGGGCTTTCCACCAGATGGCCAAAGACAAAAACATCGCCATCGTGATCGTCGGCCACTCCAAGAAATCCGAAGAAGGCGAGGACTACAACAAGGCCATGGGCTCTGCCGACTTCAACAACGCGGTCCGGTCGGCCATGTACACAACCCGCCTACCCGACGGCACCCGCGTGATGAAGCACGTCAAGGCGAATTACGCCAAACTGGGTCCCTCGCAGGCCTACGACTTCGAAGGCGCGGAAGGTTTCGAATGGAAAGGCGAAATCGAGACCGGCGACGAGTGGTCCAGCCCCTCGGACGGCCCGACCCAACGGCGGTCGGCCAAGCGCCCTGCCATCGGGGCTGAGCTTCGGGCTATGCTCCGGGTTGGGCCGATGCCTAGCCGCGACGTGGAGCAACATTTCACTGACCTCGGCATCAACGCCCGGACATTCCAGCGGGCCAAGAACGAAGCCGGCGTTGAGAGCTTCATGGTCTGGCGCGCAGGCAAGCCGGTGTGGTACATGCGCCTTGATGGCGACAAAACAACGATACCTAGTGTGGACGACGGACGGAATGATCAGGTTCTACGACCGGACGACACAGGCCGCCTTCACGCGGTCCCGGCAGGAGAAACTCCGGCAGATGATCGCCCAGTGGGAGGCGCAGGACAAGGCGAGCCCCAGACCGGCGGACCCGTCCCCCGGGGGCCAGACGCCCGAGCCATCGCCGCCGCGTTCCTAGCCCGGACCGCCGGAGCCAACCAATGAGCCGCCCCGGCCCCAAGCCCGGCGACGGGCGCACCGACGGACGTGTCGGCCCCGTCGGTGGCAGCGCAGCCCTCGTTGGCACCGGCCAGCGCGGCAACGCCCTGTCGAAGGAAAAGCTGGCTGTGGTGCTGGCCATTTGTGAACGGGTTGCCTCGGGCGAGCGCATCACGGACGTGTTGGGCAAAGGTCGGCCCACGGGCTGGCCGTCGTGGCAAGCCTTCGGCAAGTGGCAAGCCGAGTACCCGGCGATCCGGGACGCCTACCGCACGGCCCGGGAATTGTCAGCCCAGACCCTAGAAGACAAGGCCCTGAAGGTCGCCGAAGGCCTGATCGCTGAAGGCGCAGAATACACAGGCGTTTTCGTTCAGGGAGCCGGCAAGGCCATGGAACAGTTCCGCTGGTCCGCCGAGCGCCGCGATCCCGGCGGCTTCGGCACCAAGGCCACGGCCCAGACCATCGTGCCGATCCAGATCAACACGACCCTCGACCTCGGCCAGCCCGGCGGTGGTAGCTTCAAAGACGCTGGCAACCCGTTCAGCTTCACTATCGACATACCGGACGCCAAGCCACAGGAGCCCGCTGAGACGCTTCCTGAACTTGAGGGTCCAGTGGAACCCCCGGAACCCCCAACGCCGCCTACGGGCTTCGCCCGGCTCAAGCTGGAGCTACCAGACGAGGCTGCCAAGTTCGGTCTGACGGAATGGCCTGCCAGCGCGATGCCCCGCAAGCCCGGCGGACGGCCCCCGAAGCGCCGGGGTCTGCTGGACGAGAACGGAGTTCCCCGGACGGGCCCCACCCGGGCCCGGCTCGCTGGAACCAAGCCCAAGGGCTACGCTGCGGAGCGCATCGCTGCCCTGAAGGCAGAGGCCAAGGCCCGGGCCACGAAGGCCTAGACCCGGGTAGGGAGGGCAGAGTATAGTTCCCGGATGCTCATGCCCTCCCGCCCATCCGCCCCGGCCAATCCGATGGCCTCCATGCTCCAGCGTATCGCCGTCGGTGACGCCGCCCCCGGCGAGATCGAAGCCTTCGTCCGGCAGGTCGCCCCGACGCTGGCCAACCCCATTGACCCGAACGTGGCCTTGCGCGTCATCAAAGGCGAAGGTGGCTTCCGCGATCCGTTCCAACGCAGCCTTGCGCCAGCACCCCGGTCACAGGCTCCCGGTCTCGGAGACCGCGAAAACTCCTACGGCCCGATGCAGCTTTACGTCAGCGGCACCGGAGCCGGGCTCGGCGACCGAGCCATGGCCGCAGGCATCGACCCACGCAAAGACTGGAAAGCCGCTACCCGCTTCGGGCTGGAGGAAGCCTCCCGCAAGGGCTGGGGCCAGTGGTACGGGGCCAAGGCCCAAGGCATCACTGGCTTCCAAGGCATCGGCGGACGGCCTGCCAATGGGGGTCCCGGACCCGGCCCGGCCTCTCCGGCCTCCAAGGCTCAGCCCCAGTCCGTGGGGTCCGCTGTCGCTTCGGCGGTTCTCGACGGCCCTGCCGCAGACACCAGCCTGAAGACGCCCGGCAAGACCAAGGCCGGTGGGCTGAGCTTCGGATCGCCTCGCCAGACGGCCCCGGCGGAATTGCCCAACACCCAGCCCGCTGCCAAGCGGGACCTCTCGGGGCTGGTCCAGTCGCTGGCCTCCGGGACTTCCGAACCCCTTCGCCACCAGCCGCCACAGGTTACGCTTGCCACACTCGACGCCTATAATCGCATGGCCTAAGGCCCGGGCCCGGAAGGGCCGTCTGCGTTTAAACCAGCAAAGGAACCCACCCGATGGCTCAGCCTTATCAAATCGACTTCAACCCGAACCCGATCCAGCACAAGTTCATCACGAGCCAAGCTCAGGCGGACCTGTTCTCCAGCCGGGCAGGCGAAGGCAAATCCGCCGCGCTGGCTTGGTCGGTTTTCGCCCACACCCGCCACAATCCCGGCGCTAACTGGGTCATGATCCGAGACACCTTCGAGAACATTCAGCGGTCCACCATGAAGGAGTTCTTCAAGTGGTTCCCACCGGGGATCGCTGGCGAGTACAACGCGACCCGCAAGGAGTTCCGCTGGGCCCCGGGGGTGGCCGAGGGAACCGTCACATTCACGGGCATGGACAATCCCGAAGACGCCTCGAAGCTGCTGTCGTGGGAGCTTGCCGGGATCGCGCTGGACGAGCCTGCCCCGGCGGTTGGGTCAGCCGGCATTGACGAAATGGTGTTCGATCTGGGCCTGACCCGCCTTCGGCAACCGGGCATGAAGTGGTACGCCATGAAGCTCGCGACCAACAACCCGGACGAGAGCCATTGGACCTTTCGGAAATTCGTCTCGGAGGTCCCGGACGGTGTGGATTTTCGGGTCCACCAGCCGAGCCAGCCGGAGAACGCACACAACCTCCCGGAGAACTACTACGAGAACATGCGCAAGGCGCTGGCCCATCGGCCTGATCTGGTCCGCCGGTTCGTGGATGGCGAGTTCGGCTTTCAGGCCGAGGGCAAGGCCGTCACGCCTCAGTGGAACGACAAGGTTCACTTGGCGACAGGGCTGGTCGCTATGCCCCGTCGGGAGCTTATCCTTGCGTGGGACTTTGGCCTGAACCCGACGTGCATCGTTACCCAGAAGTCCCCGCTGGGGTACTGGCTGATCCTTGACAGCATGGTCGGCGAGGGCATCGGCGTGACCGAGCTAATCAATGACGCGGTGAAGCCGCTGCTGTCCCAGCGCTATCGGGGCTATCCGCTTGTCCACGTCGGGGACCCAGCCGGCGACCAGCGCGAACAGTCCAGCAGCCTGTCGAAGGCTTCACTGGTGATCCGCAAGACGCTGGGCGGGGTCTGGCATCCCGGTATCCAACGGTTCCAGCCGCGCAAGGACGCGCTCCAGACCGTGCTGGCCCGGACCCTTGAGGGCCGAGGCGTCGTTCAGGTGGACCGTCAGCGGGCCCGGGACGTATGGTATGCCCTCCGGGGCGGCTGGCATTACCACGTCAGCAACTCCGGCATCACGTCCGGCGAGCCCAAGAAGAACATTCACTCCCACCCGGCGGACGCCGTGAGCTATGCGGCTGCTTGGCTGTTTCCCATCGGCAAGCTCGATTTCGGCAAGCAGGGCTCCAAGGGCCCGTCCGGTGACCCGAGCTACTTCGGCTCCGGTCAGCCCCAGTCGGACCAGCCTTGGCGGATCGGCCCTGCCGGGCGGCCACCGGAACTTTCCGATGGCGATCAGCTTCGTCGGGGCGAGTTCGCAGGCTCCGACGGCTGGACACCACGGACCACTTGACGGTCCCTCGGGCTTCGGCTATTGTCTGTTTCTGGCCCTCGTAGGGCCCCGAGACCCCAGCGCGCTTTGTCCCTTTCTCGCGTCTGGGGTCTCACCGCATCCGGGGCTTGAAACCCCGCCCCCGGGGCCCTATGTTCACTGGACCTCAGACCAAGGAGCCCATATGTCCATAGCCGCAAACATTTCCGTCCTGCCCGGTGGGGTCAACGTCGCTCAGTGGGCGGACCTTGGTGGAGCCGAAACCGGCCAGTCGGCCATGATGGCAGGCTACCCGGACCGGACGGTTCAGGTCGCCGGGACCCTCGGCGGTGCGACTGTCGTGCTGGAAGGCTCCAACGACGGCACCAACTATTTCCCCCTGACGAAGCCCGGCAACACGGCGATCAGCTTCACGGCTGCCGGCGGCTGCGCGATTATCGAAAATCCCGCCTTCATCCGGCCCAAAGCCTCCGGCGGCACGGCTGCACATATCCTCGTCACCATCAGCGGTCGCTGACCCGTGCGGAGGCTTTTGCGACTTGGCGTGACCGACGGTTCCGGCGGGGGAGGTTTCGCGTCCATTGTCGGCGCTACGCTCTCCAGCTACGCCGAAGGGTCCAAGACCCTTGAGCTACCCGTCGGGACCCTTCCGGGTGACCAGCTTGTGGCCGTGTTCTTCCAGAACACTTCCGACGGCACATGGACCCCGCCAGCGGGCTTCACCTACGGGGCAGACCTCAAGTCCAACCCACCGATCAATCGCATTCTCTACTGGACCGGCATTGCGGGCTCCGTCGGCGATCCGCTGACGTTTGAGCTATCCAACGAGCGAGCCATTCAAGGCGTCCTCGTGGCCATCCGCGACGGCCTTGTCGGCGATGCGTTCTGGACAACCGGTGACTACGTTACGGACCAGACCCTCGCTATGCCCGGGTTGGCGCTCCAATTTGCCGTTCAGACCAACTGGGACGGCATGCCGCACGGGACCCCACCGGCTTCGTGGAGCGACGTTGCGACGGCCTCTGGGGTCTCCGCTGTGGGCACCCTGACAGGCACGTCGGCGGTCTGGACCGGCATCAACGACAACGTAGACCCCGCGCTGGGGATTGCCTTCGGGATTATCCCCGCGTAAAGTGGCCGTTGAACGCCCAACCTAGGAGCAACCCCATTGGCTACTGACGCGCTTCCGCCTGCCAACATGCCGCTGACCATTGGGTCCACGGATACCGACCAGCAAATCCTGAACGTCCTCGCAGGCTACAAGCGCGAAGCTGTCGAAGCGCGTAAGGGCGGGCCAAACCCCCGGGACGCTAAATGGGACCAGAACCTCGACCTCTACTGGGGTCGGTACGATATGTCCAAGAAGGCCGGCTGGCAGGCCAAGGAGATCATGCCCGAGGTTTCGTCCTACGTGGACCGCTTTGCGGCAGCCATGAAGGACGCCCTGTCCGCTGGCGACTTCTACACGGTCGAGGACCCCTACGGACAGGACAACGAGATCGCAGACGCCATCAAGCGCATGACCGACGTGTGGCTGACCCGAGTGGGCCGGAACCAGACCGGGACGCTGCTGGACTTCAGCGCCGTGTTCGAGGAACAGATGAAGCTTGGCGCGCTGACAGCCGCCAGTGGCGTCGTGTTGTGGAAGAACGATGTTCCCGGCGGGCGTGTCGCCTTCGAAACCGTCGATCCGCGCTTCGTCTGGCTGGACCCGACGTTCCGCAACTTGTACCGCATCCGCCGGACGGAGATCGACCTGTCGGAACTTCAGGACATGGCCAAGATGACGACCAAGCGCGGGATGCCGCTGTTCCGGCTCGACGCCATGCAACAGGTCGTGACCGGTGTGGCCATGATGCAGCTTGCCGAAAAGGAAAGCATGTCCGGCCACGGCCAGCAGACAAGTTCGACCCGCAAGCCCGTGGTGCTGGACGAATACATCGCCACGGTCGTGGCCCCGGACGGAACCGTCTTGGCCAAGGAACAAGTCATCGTCGTGGCGAACGACAAGTTCATCATCCGAGGCCCGGAAGACAATCCGTTCTGGCACGGCAAGGACTGGCTGGTCTATGCACCGTTCGTGACCGCGCCGCTGTCCGTTTACGGACGATCCTACATGGAGGACTTCGGCTCCATCGCCAAGACCTTCAACGAGCTAACCAACCTGATCCTTGATGCTGTGCGGACGACCGCGATCCCGGCCTATGTGATGGTCCCG